CGACTGTTGCAGTTCTACTCAATCCGCCAATCATGTGTATCAATCCAAATCCGTAGAATCCTAGTCCTGGCAGAAATTTAAAGTGGACAAAATATTGGACTCTTTGTTTTTTTGGATCGTTGGGCGCATAGTTCCTTCTTATCGAAAGAACCGTTCCGCTACCTTCTTCAACAGTTACGATGTAAGGTAGCTTGATACCAGTCGGCTCGCCGTCTGGACCAATATCTTCAAAGCCTTCTAAATCTAGATCTACGTGACACTCAAGAAGAGTATACATAGGAATTTGTTTTCCAGATTTTTTAGTGCCTTCTAATTCTTTTTCTTTTTTAGAAACTTCATCATTAACAATCATACCCGGAGGATTTAACTCTACGTCAGAATAGAAACCTGCAACTTGTTGTTTTCTTAAATCGTTCTCTGACACTTTAATAACGTGAATGATAGCCTCTGCTTCTTGTAAACTGTTTGCTGTGTATGGCACAATTAGATCATCCGCTGGTACAAATTTAGATACTGCTCTACCTAATAAATCATCATAGTAAACTTTTTTAAATGTAGATCCTGCAAGAGGTAAATGAAATAACATAGAATCAAACTCTGGCTCATATTCTTTCATCTGATCCATGATTAAATAATTCATGAAATCTTTTACTCTGTGTGCTTGTTGATCTTTGGCTGGTGTTTTAATTCCAAGCACTTGTGTTCTTACTGGACCG